TGGTTTAAAAGATAGGGTAAAGGTTTGTGTGTACATGGTGTTACCATTATCACGAGAAACAGTTGGGGCAACTTCCAAGGTTGATAAACCTTTCAATTCCCAAAACCAACCTGTAACATTTACAGGGGTAGGACTCGCACCATTGTTGATTGATGTTACCAATCCACTTGCATCTTTGGTTACTACGTTACTAAAAACATAGGGTACGAAAAATGCACCACGAATACCACCCACGAATTGTTTACATGGTTCGTATCTATTAGCTAATGTATTACAAGACATTTCTATTTTTATTTATTTGTGTTTAAAAAAAAGGGGAGGGGCTTGTGTTTCCCTCCCCCATTATTCAATCTCTATTTCCTAATGAATTAAGAAATATTTAATACAACTTGTTGAGTTGGGTTAGTAGCAATCAAACCACCTGTGAAACGCATGATGATACGCACGTTCTGTGAACCATCAATATCGGACATGTCCAAAATTCGACATTCGTTGTAATCGCTCAACAAACCAGTACCAAAGTGCAAATCAGATTTCAATCCCAATACGCAATCAGAATCGTTCAATCCTGGACACATGGTAACGGGGATACCTTGGAAGTTCATTGGTTTCTCACCTACATAGAACTGGAAGTTATAGTTACCAGCGGATAAAGCGGCTTGGTATGCTTTCATTGTGGTAGGGCCTACATAGAACTGATATCCCTCTTTACCATACAAAGCGGATGGAGATGCATCCAACATAGCCTGTAAACGGGCAACTACGTTAGAACCAGTTGTAACACCAGTTGCAGTTACGGTGATAGCGGAGTTATCCAATAGGTAACCAACCATTCCCTCATCAGCAGTACCATTATAGAACAAGGTAGTTTTCCAAATACCTAATTCAACGGCTTGTGCTACTTCTGCCGCAGTTTGTGCCAATGCGAATTCTTCGAAAGTTGCAGGTAATTTCTCAAATGCAGAGAATCCAGCCTGTGCAGCTTCCCAAGTAGTACGCAATTGGTTCTTACATAATTGTAAGTTAACCTGCTTTTCAACTGTGGTTAAAACGTATTCACCCAAAGTTACAGATGAAGAATCGGTAAAATCACAAGTTGCATCAGCAATAACGATGCTATTTTGATAGTTACGGATAACCTCTTTGTAAGCCACATTAGGGTGAACGGTGATCAATTCTTTTGCCAAAGTATCACCCGACAAAAGGGCAGCCGCAATGTACTTATTTGCGAACAAACCTGCATAGGTGTTCGGGTTAATAGTTGGGCCGCTAAATGCAAATTTATTTCTCATTTTTATTTAGTGTGTTTTTATGTTTAAAATAATGAATCAAATACTCTGTCCTTAATAGACACTTCACGCTTTGCACCAATCTTGAATTTCAATTCAGTTTTGGTTTCGGCTTCAGGACTAAACGATGCATGGGGTGCAGGTGTTTCCGCTAATTGCTTTTTTAATTCGTCATTTTCAGCAGATAATTTGATGTTTTCAGCCTTTAACGATTCGTTGCTTAATTCAATTGCAGACAAACGGGCTTCGATTTTAGAGAAATAAGATTCCTCCATTTCGGTTTTAGATTTAACAACCTTTTTAGGCATTGAATCTTTACCCATCATTCCAGTTTCTTCCTTTTCAATCATGTCTTTGGCTTCAACTTCCTCAACTACCTCTTCGGCTTTTTCTTCGCCCTCAACAGATACTTCAACGATAACACCTTTTTCATCGGTTTCAATCTTAGAACCATCTTCAAGAACGTACTCGCCCATAGGTACGGGAATGTTGCCCTCTTCGGTTACAATGAATACAGGGTCGCCGATTGCAAAGTTTTCACTATCCAATATTACTTCCCCATCCATTGTTTTCTTTTGAGCCATTTCCACTTCAATAGTGGCTTCGGCTTTACCCAAACCAAGTACATCAAGTACACGATTCAAGGTATCTTTTGCGTTGCTCATATTAGTTATACGATTAATTTGTTTTGTGTTGTATTTTTAGTTTATTGCAATGCTTTATAAATGCCTTGATTTTCACTTGCTAATTTTTTAGCCTTTGCATTTATATCATTCAATTGTTGAATTATATCCTCAGCCCCTAATTCTTTTGCCGCCTTTAAAGCGTTTTGAATTTGACCATCAATATTCAATTCTAAAATTACTAACGCATTTGAATATTTACTTCTTAATCTTTGCTTGTCTGCATTGGCTTCATCAATTAATGCTTTACCTTTTTGATAAAGTTGTTCAATATCTTGAACTTTTCCGAATTCAACCTTTACCCCTTGGGTAGCATCCATAAACTTATGGAATGATGTTTTGTTATTTTCCATTTATATATTCTTTTAAAATGTTTACTATTTTGTCCAATTTATCTTGTTCGGTTTCTACCTTGCTCATTTCGGTAGGCATTGATTTATCGGCAAAGAATCCTTCAATACTAAACCCTTTTACCTTGCCTGTTTTTACAAAATCGTTCCAAATCTCATCGTTCACAATCTTCATTGCAACATACCATGTACCTACGGGATCGTTAAACCCATACGCAACGGATTTATCATTCACCTCATCCACCTTTAACCACGTTTCAACCACGATTGCCCCATCCACTCCAAATTGGTGTTCGATGGTTGTTTTGGCTTGGTTGCCACGCATCATATATAATTGTGATGCTTTTTCGATGGTAGATTTAGAAAAGTAAACATAGAATTCCTCCTGTTTACCATTTAATTCCTGATTACGATAAATTGGCTTGTTTGGAATTAATGCAGGACCTAACAACACACGCTTTTCGGAATCCATTGTTTTAAACTCCAACTTGTGTGAATTTAACGCAATAAAATTGGATTCAATGGCGGGTGATTCAACAATGCTAATTGCCTCAATGCCCGTAGCCAATTGTTGTTCGTCCAATATTAATTCAACTATTTTCATTATCCGTTATATAGTTGACGGGTAGAATCTGCATTAACGATTTCTTTATCCAATTGTTGCAACAAAGATTTTAATTCTTTTATTTCGGCAATTGCGTTAACATCGATTCCTAAATCTTTTGCGGCTTTTTCGGTTCTTGCAATTGCATTTTGAATAACAACGGTTAACGAATTTGCAAATCCATACTCATCATTTAATTTATCACTAAATTTTTCTGCATTTTGGAATAAATCTTGCATCGCCTTATTTGCGGCTTTTAATGATGCTAATTGTTGTTTTGCCTCGGTTATTTTTGTTTTTGCTTCATCCAATAATGCAAACTCAACTTTGATTGCTTTTTTCTGTGCCATATCTTAATAACGAACTATTTACCCAATGTTGCATTTTGTGAAATATGCCTATCCAATGATTGTTGTGATGTCATATCTTGACCAACGGCATAGGCTTTAATAGGTTTACGCATAACCCCACCAAATGCCTGTGCTAATTGTGCATTGTTGCCTATCTGTCCACCAACAATTCCAACACTTGGGGCAAATGATGGTGTGGGTACAGATGCAGACGAATCACCACCACCGCCACCACCAAACTCGGATGGAGGATCGGGTAATTTAGTCATTGTAATTTGTCTAACCTGTGCCAACCCCGATGCAATAACACCAGCGGCCAATATAGGCCCTATTGTACCACCCTCGGCAATTGCCTTGGATGCACCTACATAAGTATTTATAATTGCCTGTCCAACGGCTAATGATTTACCCCACTTGGATTCTGCACCCACCAAATCAATTACACCAGTTAATGCCTGTGATACGGCTTCCAACCCTGCCATTTGTGATGCTTTCTTTGCCTTGGCAATTTCCGCTTCACTCTTTACAACATAGGTTTGTAATCCTGTTTGTAGTGTCTTTTCTTTTGCCGTGGATTCGGCTAAAAAACTATTTTTGGCATTTAACGCATCCTGATATGCCGCAGTACCAACGGTTAATTGTGATAGTTGAGTATCAAATTCTTGTGTTCGTAAATCTCGCAATTGTTGCACTTGTGCAATTTCTGTATTGCGTAAATCCATCTCGGCTTGTTTTGCCGCAATCAATCTATCCGTTTCATTTTGTATTAAATCCGTTCGGTCTATTATTGCTTGTTTCTCTGCCAATGCCGCCTCATACCCTGCCTCCATTTGTTCAATACTGGCTTCCCTACGGGATTTATCAATCTCTAATGCCTCACGTTTTAAGGATACCTCATTGGTAAGTGTTTCGGACATCAACCCTGCATACTTTGCCTTTACACTTTCTAACTCTTGTGTTAAAGCCAACTCCTCATTTTGCAAATCAACATTGGTTTTATTGACTGCTAATTGCTCTCTAACTTTTACAATACGATCATTAATATTTTTTAATTCATCTTTTAATCCATCATTTAATGTTTTTTGCAATTCTTTATTCGCTGCTATCCTTGCATCAATGGTTTTGGTTTCATCATCACGCAATTGACGTTGTTTTTCTGCCATCAAATCGTATTTCTCAACAATTCCCTGATACAATATTTGCAATCTTGCGACATCCTTTTCCGCTTGTACAACTGCGGCACTTTGATTAAATGCTTTTTTACCTGCATCGGCAACACGGGTTGCCCGCTCTACCAATTTATCAAATGCCTTGGATGTTTTTTCGGTTACATTATCAACCCCTAATACCACTTTCCCCACGGCATCCGTTGCAACTTGTGCAGCTTTTTTAAATTCACCCTCAAATAATAGAGATATTGCATTGCCCAATCTTGGGATTAATTCCATCAAACCCTCAAATCGTGTTACAACATTCTCATACAATAATTTCCCAAAATCCTTTAATGCCTGTAATGGGTCATTGAATACTTTGGATAGAAATTCCCCTAATGGTTTAAATTCTTCCACCAATTGCCCAGCAACGGCACGAATTACAATCATCCCACGGGATAGGGCATCGGATACCTCTTGGTTTTCCATAATGGCATCAGACAAGGAATCAAATGCCTTAACCGCTACACCAACACCAAAACCACCCTTTAACGTATCCCCTAACTTTTTAAAACTATTTGCCGCACGTTGTGTTACTTTACCGAATGCAGATAGTTTATCTTCGGTCTTATTAGCTGCATTATTGGTATTCTCTAAATTCTTATTTAGTTTATTTAATTGACTATTTAACTCCGATACATCGGCATTAAATTTATAGGTTACATCTTCCGCCATAATTTTATTTTACGTTTTGCCATCTCAAAAAATTGAGAATACGATTGTACATATTTGTTTTTCCCTTTGGCAACTTCCACGGCATCGGATATCCCATACCACTTTTGAGAAATTGCCAGTTGTATGATTAAATTTATCATTGTAGCTCTACTATTAAACGCACATTATGAATAGTGATGGAGTGAGTTTGATTATCGATGTCATAAAATGCCACTTGAACCTTTTGTTCTGCACCTAAATTTAACATCGTTGTAATGGTCTCACTCCCATTTGCATGGTAACTTGTTGTAAATGCTAATGTCTTGACACCATCTACATATATAGCAAATCCAAGATGTCTATTTCCACCTTGCTGGTGAGATATAATTGCAGTTAATCTAAATTGCCCCCCGTATTCGTCATAAATCCAACTATCTACCAAGGAACACACCATGCGTTCTTGCCCCATTAATTCATATCCCTCAAACCCAATAAATACAGGGTCATCCCCAATGGTTGCCGTTGCAACAGGGGTATCATTGTAGGCAGTCATTACGGTACGCCTAAACCTATTAAACAATTGGTTGGTGATAATCTTCATACCTCCCACGTTTTGGTCATTGTAGGTTGTCTGTTGTGGTATTCCTGTATAGTTTAACGCATCCCAAGGTCTTGAATTAGTCAATTGTCTTCCTACAATGCCATTGCCGATTAATGTTGCCCCACGGCTTGGGTCGGTTGTGCCATCTGTCCACTCCGCAGTATTCCCATCGGAATCCAATGTAATGGTGGTAACATCATTGTAAGTTATAAATTCAATTACGGCACGTTCGTTTAAAATGTCATAATCAATTTTTTGAATTCGGTAATAATTACCTGATACGGCAATAATATCGTTAAGCTTTAAATTTAACCATTCCCCTACTGGAATAACTGCATTCATCGTTACTAATCGGGATTTAGTAGAATAATATCGGGATAGGTAATTTTCATAATACAATTTAAACAAGGTATTCAATGCCATATTACCCGATAACACATTTTCAAGACCATACGCCAAGGAATAACTTGTTTTGGCTACAGGACTATCCGAATAAGGTGAAACGATTGCTAAACTTGTGTATTGCGTTCCGTTGAAATAGTAAGAATAATTTACCGCATCATACCCAGCATAAAAAAACATAGTTAATGGGTGTTGAACGGGTTTATTATCTTTATCCAACATAACAGGAATCTGTAAATCGGTTATGTTTACCACATTCCCCACATCATTAACCTCACGCATTACCGATGGTACGGAAATGTTAAAAATGGTTTCAATTATAAATTCATCCCGTGCAAAATCAACCGCAGGGCTAAAATCAATTATCCCAAACTTTCGGTTAAACTTGGATATGATTTCCTGATTTGCTAAATCCAATCCCTCGGCATGGCTCATTATTATTGCCTTGGGTATATCCATTTTTTGATGGGATATTTCATCAATATCAATGTATCGTGTCCAATCCTTGTCATCCCCTATACCATACCAATCCTCTATGTTGTGTAATTCAAATGATGTATCCCCAACGGGTACTAATATAGAATTTGTCATCTGCATAAATGACCGCACAAAATCAACCACTTTGGTTGTGGGCATCACCCATTTCAAATCAAGTGTTGTGGTATTTAATGAATATGGTACTTGTACAATTTTAAACTTTGCCCCTGTAAATACACCACCATATGCCCATACTAAACCAATACTTAATTTATCATTTTGGTTTAATTTAATTGTATAGGGTATTGTATTTACTCCCGTTCCTGTGATAAAAAACGTTGTATCAATCGGGTTGCCATTTACCACAGGAGATATATAAACCTTTTGCCCATACAATCCGCTTGGTGCATAGGAAACAATATTAATCTCAAACTCAATTACAAATGTTCCGTTAAATGGTACTGTGTATTCGTATGTAGATGTATTATACAACGATAATGGGTCGGATACAACGGTATTGAATTGAATCGGTTTAAATGTTTGTGTTGCTAATGCAGTATTTGGGATTGTGGTTGTGCCTCGTGTTACTTCAATCTTGGCATCATCGTTATCATAGTTTTGTACAGGCCCTGCAACTCCCATTGGTGCAACATACCAATCCTCAAACTCGGGTCGGTCTAATAATGTACCTCCCAACGTATAATTGATATTGTCAAAGCACAATTCCAACATTTTTTTGATTCGTATCAATGGGCGTAAATCGTTTATCTGCACCCCTCCGACATCGTTTCGTGCAATGTTGTTTACTATTTGGAATGATCGGGAATATGTGAACCCAACGTGCCAATCCACAATCGGCCATATTACATCCCCACTTAATAAATTTTGTTGCCAACTATTGGTGATATTTGCCGCAGTAACTTCGTGTTCTAACTCACTCCAATCAACATCAATCAACGTATCTTCACCAAATAAGGCAAAGGCGTTTTTTGCCTGTCCATAGAATATAATATCATATTGACGTGCAAGTCCATTGGCATACTTTACCCCACTCAATTCCACGCATCCAACAAATACTGGCAATCCGTGAATAAAAATGGTTGCATCCAATTTAAGGTATGCGTTCCAATTCCCTAATACAATATTCTCCTCAAAGTAGTTGGAAAATACCTCATCATTAGTAGGTGAACTTGGGATAGTAAATTGTTGTGTAAAATCTGTTCGTGCCTGTGATAGGTCGCTTACATCCTTAACTTGTCGGGTTAACTTTACAACCTCATCTTGGAATAAATCAATTGGTTGACCTGCAATGGTCATCGAAAACCTAACATTCATTATCTTACGATTTTATTGATTAATGGCTGGTTGTATTCTATGGTTAACGTGTACTGAATCAATTTATCGTTAATTCGGGTTAATCGATTAAATGTTGAATCCACTATCCGTGCCGAATATGCTATATTATTCTCATCAATCAATAGATTATCCGATGCGAATAGTTGCTGAATAATATCATTATAAGCTTCGGGTATGTAGTCGGTATTCACCACCATTGTTGTGGTTGCATTGGTTAGGAAATTCTGTGTTTGATGAACCCCGTATGTCCACGCATTGGCCATATTCTGTGTTAGGAATATTGGTTTTTGGTACGTTTCCCTTTCGTAGTTGAATACCTTTTTTGATAATGCGTTAAACACCATTGTATCATACACCCCATAATTATTGAGGTAATGGATGGTTACACTTCCGTACTTATTTTGGCATTGGTAATCGATGTTATACACCTGTGTACCACCTGAATAAGCAAAAGTTATGGTGGTGTCGGAGGATACCCCTGCGGCCGCTAATAATTGCACAACGTCAATCCCTTGTATGTAATTGGAGGATGATGTAACTGCTACGGGTGTAACCGATGTACTGCCAATGGTTATGGAGGTAATTAGATTGGCATCATACCATACATAATAACTTGGTGTTTGTGCCGTGATGTAAAATGTAGTTTTGTCGGTAAATACCCGTTGCGTTCCATAACTATGGTTAAACCCATCAAAGGTGTATGACCACCCATTGGTTGCCAATTTGATATTGGAAGAAACGTACGAACCTGAACCCGTTGCCCATACTCCTTTTGCCTTAACGCCAAAATAACAAGCTCCGCCCGTTACGTTTGGTTTGTATGTGCCAACATCCAAGAAATCCTCGGTTAACGCTTGGTTGACTAATTTATGAATGTCAATCCACGCACGATTATTTGCAAAAGTATCGGCATCTCGTGTAATTGAATAATTTGGAGTTGCTGGAAACGATGCAGAACCATTCCAAACATAAACATCAAATAGGTAGTAAAATCCTGTTTTATTGTAGTCGGTGTCATAAGCTTGGTATATTATTGGGGACATTGCCCCCATATTGCCCGTTGGTTGTACTTCAAATGTTAGCGACATAATTTTGTATATCTTTTTTTACTGCCTCGGTTAAGGCATTTTTAAATTTAAAATTGGTGGATACCGTTGCCTTTTTAATAAAATCAAAAGGTTCGATTCCAAAGTGTTTGATTTTTCTATTCATCATGAAACCCATTGCCTTTTTATTGGCACGGGTATTTTTTAGGAATTGTCCTGATTCGGGATCTCTTGGTCTTAACCGCTTATTCATTATCCACTCATCCATTGCACGGGGGGGAATACCTTTACCGCCTTTGAACTTTCCCCAAGGTTGCCGACCTCTACGGATTGCCTCACCATACCAATCCATTGTGATACCAAATTCCATCCCATCCACAAATGGCTTAATTGAACGCACCAAATTACCCGATGCAACATAATTTGCCTTTACTTTTTGTTTGGTTACATTGACGGGCTGCCAATCACTACCAACCTTTTTCCACTTGGCACGAATCGCAGTACGGGTGTGTTTGGCTTCCAATTCCAATCGTGCCTGTGAGGCATAGAAATTAGCCATCTGTTGTGCAACTTGCTCGGTATTGGTATATTTAATTGCCATTAGTAACAAGTGCCATCAGTTACCCAAGGGTTCTGTAATTCGATTGTAATTGTTACATTGTATCCAGTTAATACATCCTGTCCACCCTCTGTAAATGGGGTGAATGCAATCGGTCTAATCCATTGTATTTGACTGAAATACTCTTTTTCCTTGGCATACACCAATCGTGAAAATTCAACGTATAGATTCTGCAAAATATGAGCATAGTTTTGGTTTTCTGTGTACCCATATTCTTCATAAGTATCAACTAAATCCTGTTGTTCGTTTTCACCTTTTAAATAATTGGTAATATCGGCAATCAGGATATTAAAATTAAATTGCTCGGTTACATCGGTTAGGGATGCATTTTGCATTGTAACGTGCAACAATGGATATACTGTGATAGCTTTCAACGAATGCTCATCCAATGTTCCGTGGCTATAATTCCACCCTAATTCATCGGCTATTTCCTTGAATATTTGGAATGCAGTTCCTATGTGATTATTGTTCATCGGTTTTTATTAAATGATTTTTGGATTGCTTGTTTTTCCAAGTCCGCCATATCTGATTTGTAACAAGCCCAAAGGAGGGTTTTTGAAATGGGGTATTTTGTAATTGTATCAACTCTTGTAATATCTCCCTCACATAACCAGTGGACAAAGCTAAACCATCCCCACTTTTGTTGAATACCGTA